CTGAGCGGTATCCGCTCGGCGCTTTCGCGTGCCTCCGGAGGGTAATCGGGGCTACTCTTCGTTCCCATGGGTATCTTCCTGCGCGAGTCATCGACCCACGCAGCCACTCCGGTGCCCGTCTCGCCCCCGATTGGCGGCAATAACAGGGCTCGTAGCGCGCCCTACAACGCTCCCCGTTCGATCGTCGCATCCGCAGAGCGGATCAACCTTGCCACGGCGACCGTGCAGAACCGGCCGTACGCCGAATGGCAGCGCGAAGCCTGGATGGCCTACGAGCGGGTGGGTGAGATCCACTTCGGATTCAATCTTCTCGCCAACCTGCTGTCCCGGGTAAGGATCTACCCGGCCAGCATCGGCGAAGCCAACGAGGCACCCGTCGACCTCCGCGTCCGCGGCGGGACAAAGAAGGTCTCCAGCAAGCTGGCGAAGGCCGCCGAGGCGGCGATGGACGACCTGCAACGCACCGACTTCGCATCGATGACCCGGTCGTTCTCGCTGAACATCTCAGTGCCTGGCGAGTCATATCTCGTCGGCCCGTGTCCCGCGACGAACGACATGTGGTCGATCCGATCGGTGGACGAAATCACGGTCCGAGCCGGCGGTGCCGTGTTGAACTCGACGCGCGCGACTTCGCAGGGACTGGTCACCCTGCCTTCTAACCTGTTCGTCGCCCGGATGTGGCGCCAGCACCCGCGATGGTCCCGCGAGCCGGACTCGTCCATGGTGGCGGTAGCGGACTCTGTCGAGGAATTGCTGATGCTGCAGCGCCTCGTTCGTTCGGCGACGCGGTCCCGGCTCAATGCCGGGCTCCTGTTCGTGCCGGACGGCATCGCTGCCGCCGGTGTGAAGACGACGGCGGAGCCGGTCCTGGAGGAGCCCGGCGACCCGATGGAGGCGCTGGCCCAACAGTCCACCGTCGACCCGGCCGGACCGTTCATGGCTCAGCTCATGGAATCGATGACGACCCCGATCTCCGACGAGGGGTCTGCATCCGCTGTCGTCCCCATGCTCGCCACCGGCCCAGGCGAGCTGGGCGCACAGATCAAGCACGTCACGTTCGCCCGGGAGAGCGACCAGTGGCTGGTCGAACGGATCGACGGGATCCTCAACCGGATCCTGCAGGGTCTGGACATGCCGAAGGAAATCGTGACCGGCCTGCAGCACGTGCGGTACTCCAACGCGGTTGTCATCGATGAGGGTCTCTACAAGGCGAACATCGAGCCGCTGGCCCTGGTGTATGTGGATGCGCTCACCCAGGTTTATCTCCGGCCGGTACTGCTCGGCCAGGGATTCACCGAAGCCGAGTTGGACAACATCGTCGTCTGGTACGACCCATCCGAGATCGTCACCCGGCCGAACAAAGAAGACGAGGCCACCCAGGGCACCGACCGGCTCCTGCTGTCGCCTGCGGCCTGGCGGCGTGAACACGGTTACCCGGAGTCGGATGCACCCGACGAGGAGGACCTCGCGCTCATGCTGCTGAACAAGATGACCGCGCTACCGCCGGAGGTCATCACCAAGCTGCTGCAGCAGTCGATGCCGACGATCCTGAAAGACCTACAGATCACCGACACCACCGTTGGCCCGAACGGGCCGTCAGACCCGAACCAGGCCACCGGGCAGAGCACGAATCCAAACGTCGTGAAGTTCCCGGCCCAGTCGCCGAACTCCCAGCCGAAGGCCGACCCGCAGCGCACAGCGATCCAGCAGGTGGGTGTCAAGTGACCGACGACGCCCCCACCAGCGCGCTGATCGTCGCAACCCCGACTGCAGGCCAGGCCCCCCTCGCCGATGTCGAAGATCCGCACATCACCACGCTTTGGTTCGGCGATGCGACAGTGTTGCAGGCCGAGGCGGACGTGCTGACCGGTGTCCAGCAAGCACTGGTCGAGGTCACCGGCCGGTACACCGGATTCGAGGCCAGGGTCTCCGGCGTCGCCATGCTCGGCCCGGACAAGGCGTCGGTCCTGCTGATCGAGTCGGCCGAATTGGTGGAGATCCGCGCCGAGTTGTGCTCCTACCCGGCCGTCGAGGCGGCCTGGCTGATGGCCGATCACCAATTCCCCTGGTGGGTCTGTCATCTCACAGTCGGTTATTCGGGGAAGATCCCCGAAAATCCGCCCGAGACGATCCAGTTCGACTCCCTGGCGCTCTGGATGGCCGAGGAGAAGACCCCCTACCCTCTACTCAGCCTCGGTGTCCCGACCATGGCCGCCGCGCTCATTCCGCCGGTCGAATGCCCCGAGGATCTCCCGATCTGCCTGCAGTACGCAGACGCCCATCCCGATGCTCGTTGGTACGCGGCGAAGCGGGCCAGCGCCTTCGGCATGAGCGATCGAGTGCCGGCCGTCTGGATGGCTGACGCATGACGGGCTTCCCGCTGACCATGACCGGTTGGGACCGGACCTACCAGCCACCGCGGTCACTGCGCAGCGCAGTGGCCATGAACACCACGGCGTGGGACCTGTTCCGCTACCAGGAGCCAGGTGTCGCTCGGGAGTGGGCCACGACGACCCTCGACTCCCTCCTTGCGTCTGTCGATTCCCAGGCCGCAGAGGCGCTGGGCTGCACCGATTGTCAGGACACCGGCTACTACGGGGTGCCCTGCCCCGATGACGAGGACATGCTCGTCGGCCTGGTCCGGCGCATCGGCAACGAGAAGCACGAGACCCTGGCCGCCGACGGCTCCTGGGCACCATGGCTCGGTGAGTCACCGCTGGAGATCCTCACCCTCGACCTCGCCGGTGATCTAGCGGCGGCCATCACCGGCGGGGCCTGCGGCCTTGTGCGCCGCTACCTGATGCCGCGGGCGTTCCTGCCGCCGGCGCCGGTTCTATCGGCCGCCCCACTGTCGGACGCTCTTATGTCCCTTGTAAGCCCCCAGCCCCCAGGGAGCACTGAATCTTCTGATAACGATTGGGTAACGTATGCCGTCGTTGACGAGTTGGATCCCGGCGCCGTTCTGGATCTGGTGCATCTACGCGCTGCAGGCGGCTCAGTCGAGCTGGAACGCTACGACGAGGATTGCTCCTGGACACCGGACTCCAGTCTCCTGACGGAGAACGGACTGCCCACGGTTCGGCTGACCGATAGTCAGCTTGCTGATGTCCAGGAGCAGATGAATCCTAGCAGGATAACTGCGGCGGCCGAGGATCACCTCCCGCCGCACCCGAAGTGCAAGTACTGCTCGGCGGCGGCCACCAAGCGGATCCTGCACTCCGAGGGCATGGCTTACATCCCCGTCTGTGATGACCACCTGGACAAGGGCAAGGCTGACGCCGCCGCTTGCGTGCCATACGGCGACCCGGATCCGTCGAATATCAACTGGATCCACGACATCAAGGCATCTGCAGCACTCGTCGCGGACGCACCCCTGACGGTCTCGCCAAACCCGAAGGCCGAGAAGCTCAGGCGCTACTGGTCGACCGGCCGCGGTGCCGCCAAGATTCGCTGGAATACGCCCGGTGACTGGAAGCGGTGCTATGCCCACCTGTCCAAGTACATGGGCACCCGGGCCAAGGGCTATTGCCAGAACCTCCACAAGCGTAACGACCACGTCTGGACCGGCGACCGGCGTAACCCCGGCGGGAATGGGCACCACGGTCGTGGGCTATTCAGCAGCACGTCACCCGAGGAGTCGCTCCTGGCCTCGGTCCGCTCCGGCCAGTGGGGTCGGGACAAGGAAAGGAATACCGATATGCCCCTGGCGATGGAACTGCTGGAAGACGGCATCTACTACGAGGGCGACGACGATAACGCGGGCATCCTGCGAACTCTCACCGCCGGCGGATTCCCCGTGGCACCGCCGGACGAGTGGTATGCCGATCCGAAACTACCCGGCCCGACGCCGATGGTGGTCGATGACGACGGTCGGGTCTACGGCCATCTCGCGACCTGGGACGTCACCCACATCGGCATGGCTGGCGCGACCCACGCGCCTCGGTCGCCGTCGAACTACGCCTACTTCCTGACCGGGTCGCTGAAAACTGCGTCCGGCAAGAGCGTCAATGTCGGCCAGCTCACCCTGGCCGGTGGGCACGCCGACATCAACGGCAATGCCCAGGCCGCGGTGCAGCACTACGACGACACCAACTCGGCCGTCGCTGACGTCATGGTCGGCGAGGACCAGTTCGGCATCTGGGCCGCAGGCGGCATGCGGCCGAACGTCACCCCGGAGCAGGTGCGGGTCTTCCGGGCCTCACCGCCGTCCGGCGACTGGCGGCCGATCAATGGTCATCTGGAGATGGTGGCCTGTTGCTCGGTGAATGTGCCGGGCTTCATGAATGTGCGACCGACCGCCCGCGTGGCCGGCGGCGCCGTGCTTGCGCTGGTCGCCGCCGGTACCCGGGAGTTGAACGAGATCCGGCATGCCATGCTCGCCAGCACTGCTGTTGTCGCACGGCTGGAAACGCTGGAGGCTCGGGTCGACCAACTGGCACCAACCGAGCCGGCCGCCGCAGCAGAGCCGGTCATCGCCACCCCGGAACCCGAGACACTCACGGCCGAGCCCCCTGTCGTCGCCACTACCCCGGAGCCAGCGGCCGTAGAGCCTCCGGTGACCGCCGAGCCGATCGCTGAGTCGCCACCGGCGTCGGACGAGCCTGATGTGCCAGAACTCAGCCCCGAAGAGGTTGCGCGGGCCGACCGCATTGCCAGGGTCCGATCGGCGATCCTCGCCGAGAAGCGGGCGGCTCTGCGTGCCCGAGTCAACGCCCCGGCCCCGACCATGGCGGCGATGGCCAGCACGGTCAAGGGCACCGACAGCTTCCCGATCTCCGACGTCGCCAGCCTCAAAAGGGCGATCATGGCGTTCGGTCGAGCCGGGGACAAGGCGGCAGCCAAGAAGCACATCGTCTCGATGGCCTACAAGTTGAAGCGCCCGGACCTCATCCCATCGAACTGGAAGACCTCGAAATGACCGAACCTGCGCCCGGCAGCCAACTCTATGAATTGAAACTCACCGCCAGCGGTTTCGTCAGCGACGCCGACGGCAATGTCATCAGCGGGGACGTTCCCGTTGAGTTCGAGACCACCACCGTCACCGAGGATCAGGCTCGGGCAATCCTCGAAGGGACTGACCAGTAATGGCTGTAGGACTCGCCGCTGCGACCGCGAACGGCTGGCTGAACACACTGGGAACGGGGGCGTCCGCAGGGACGACGTTCACCGCCTTCGCCGGGTCGTTCAGCAAACTCCATACGGCGGATCCTGGTGCCGCCGGCGCCACGGCCGCCGCTGCTGGATCCACCACCCGCGTGGCTACCACCTTCGCCGCCGCGTCCGGTGGCTCGAAGGCCATGAACGGCACGCTGCCGGTCTGGACGAACGGCGGCACCTCGGAGACGATCTCGCACATCTCACTGTGGGACGCCATCTCGGCCGGCAACTTCGTACTCTCCGGCGCCCTGACCGCCCCGCAGGCTTGGGCCTCCGGCAACACGTTCACGCTCTCCAGCCTGACCGTGTCGCTCGCACCGGTCGCCGCGTAGCGGGGGAGGTGACCCGATGACGATGCTTACTCCTGACGACCCCGGATCGGGTCGCCTGTTCTTCTGGACCCGGCAGGGCATTTCGCTGCAGCAGCTCTACGACATCATCGCGGAGGTCATCGCCCAGTCACCGGGCGGAGATGGCTCCACCGCCGGCGGGGCGCCGTTCACTGGCGAGATCACCGCCGATCAGATCAAGGACGCGACCGACGTCGGCCAAGCGGTTCTGACGGCGGTCGGTGCGACGTTCGCGGACCGTCAGCAGGCATCTCGCGATGCGATGAACGCCGGGACATCCGACCTCGTCATCGGCACCATCGCGGGCACCGCGGCTGATGGTGGCCTCGTCCAGTCGATGATCGCGGCTGGGATCGCCGTCCCGCCGAACGGCACCACCGGGCGTGCCGTGTTCGCGGGCGAGACGCCGACAGACGTCAAGACGGTCCTGTCCCTGCAGAACGTCGACAACACCGCCGACAAGGACAAGCCTGCCTCCGACGCCCAGTTGTTCGCCATCAATCAGGCGATCAGCCTTGCATCGCAGTCTTTCGTGCTCGACTCGGAGCGGAATGTCGCCAATGGCGTGGCGGGGTTGGGTACTAACGGAACGGTTTCGATCTCGGTTCTGCCGAGTTCCGTGGCGATGATCGCCCGGCAGGACCCGACAACTGGCAACTGGCCGCCGCGTCCATCTTGGCCAGGTGCAGTGCTCTGGATCGGCACTAGTCCTGCGCCAGGCAGCGGCACCACCACCAGCGGCACGGGCATGGTCGACGGCCTCGACATCGAACTGCTCGGCTCGTGAGGCCCGTGTGGGCGGGCGCAATATCTCGCGAAGGGGTTTTCTGATGGGCTTGTCCTGGCAGGTTGCGTTCTACCGCAACGGCTTCCTGCATATCCGTGGCCGCACGGACATCCCGGTCGACGGCGTTCCACCATCCTCACCCGGCCTCGGGCTCGCCCCGCTCGGTACATCCCCCCTCGGTCTATAGGAGTCTGACGAATGGCCACTCTCCAGTTCCCCGCCATCCCCCAGGGATCAACTGCCGGATGGGATGCCCAGCTAAAATCTGACTTGACGGCGCTCAATACCGATATCGCCTCCCTGTTTGCGGCCATCAGTGGCTTGTCCACGGGTACCAGCTCACCCTTCGGCGCGCTGGTCAACGTCAAGGACTACGGCGCCGTGGGTAATGGGTCGACAGACGATAGCGCAGCCATTGCCACCGCTCGGGATATCGTCATCGCCTCCAAAAATGTCCAGGGAGCCTGCACCAAGGCGCTCTACTTTCCTGCTGGTAAGTATCGAGTGACGGTGCCGCAAACACTCATGTTCACGCCGACAGTAACGGCGGGGACAGCCATGACTCGGACCAACTCGTTCATGATCATCGGCGACGGTAAGCGCCGCTCCCAGATTTTCTACGACTACTCCGGCACCGCCGCTATCGGGCGCCATACCGCTGACAATGCCCTGTTCGTTGCGGGGAACCGAGTCAACCAGCTTCGCGTCCGCGGTATCGGATTTCAATCCACCGTTGCTACCAATACCTGCTTCTTCTTCTGGTCTCGCACCGGAACGGGTACCGGCACCGGCGGTGCGTTCCCGGAGTACGGCACCGGCAACAATCAGGACACCATTTTCGAGGATGTGGAGTTCTCCGGCAACTGGGCGTGGTGCATCCTGCTTGACGGCGACATCACCACCAACCTGAACTCCGAGTTCTTCTGCCGGAACATCGCCACCACATCGACCAGCACCTTCTCCCAGGGGTTCTTCCAAGTCGGCTACACGGCCTTCGCAACAAACGATCAGGGCGACCAGATGGTCAACTACTCGTTCATTGACTGCAAGATCGAGTACAAGAACGGCAATGCGTTCGTGTTCAACCGTGGCGGTGTCGTCCGCTTCATGGGTGGCTCGTACATCAATGGCATCTCGGACACCGGCAACGTCGGCGGTGCGTTCTTCAAGGTCAACGACGTCAGTTTCCACAACGCCGGCGCGATGAACGCCACGTTCCAGTCGATCCGCTTCGAGCTGCGCACCACGAACTGCAAGATTTTCGACGTGCAGGGCTGGTACGGCGAGGGCGCGCATATCACCCTGATGGACTGCAACGACGCCGGGCACTCATTCACCACGGACGGCCCGCTCACCCAGTCTGCGATCTTCCGCACGCACAACGGCTCGATCCCGCAGGTGCGGGTCCAGAACTGTTACCTCGGTGGCTACTGGCAGGTGCTCGGCGGCCAGACATCCTATGGGCGTCTGAAGTTCGACCAGTGCGGCTTTTACAACTGGAAGGGCGGCGTCGGAACAGTAGCCGCCGCAACGACTTTTGTTCGTTACGACACCGCCACTGTCCCGAAGGTCACATATATCGACTGCCCAAACGTCACCAACTTCACCAACTGATAGGCAAAGACCATGGCACCCGCGAAGGTCGGCATTGCGCTCCAGTTCGTTGACACGAGCGCGGCTATTACGACTCGGAATACGCCGGCCCTCCCGGCTGGCCTGGTGACCGGGAACATCATCACCTTCCATCTGGCGGGTGGGTCGAACACGGGGTCTCATCAGGTGGTCTCCAGCGGAGGGTTCATCACCTTCACGCAACTCGACACGCTGAACACTGTCGCTGGGTTGCTCGAAACGATGTGGATCGGTCTGGTCACATCGAACTCTGCTGCGTCGTCGGTGATCACGGTGACGGTCAAAGATTCGACCGGGACAATTATCGGAAGCCGGATGTGGGGGCAGGTCCAGTGCTGGTCGGGTCTGGATAACAGTGGTACTGGCGGTCTCGCCGCTGTGAACCAGTACGCCAAGACGGTCATCGCAAGCTCAGCTAATAGCGTCACTACCCCAAATACCCCTGCGACGACGGTCCCCAACTGCGTTCTGTGGTCTACGGGTACGGCAGCACGAAGCACTGCTCCGGCGATCAACTCCGTCACCTATGAGGGTGGCACTCCCGATGCAGTCTCGCCGCTTGCCGCCGCGCAGGGCGATTCCGCGTCGGCGGTATCCGCGGACCTCACTCCGATCACGTCGGGCACTACTCCCGGCGGGAAGGTTTTTGCATTTTTCGACGCAACCCCGACAGCCAATACCGGAAACCCCCGCGCGGCATGGTCACTGGCCCTCGCGCCCACACCGACTGCGCCGACCGTCACTGCCTCTATCGACCTGACCGATCCGGCAACCACCACTCTGCTCACCCTGACCGGCGTGGTAACTGGTACCGCGACGTCTCGCCTCTGGCGGCAGGTCTCCGGCCCGAGTGCGCCAGCGATCAGCAGCAGTACCGCGAACGTGGCGACCGTGACACCTACCTTGCCGGGTGTCTACGTCTTCGGCTTCACCGCGACCAATACCGCCGGCACGTCAACAGAAGCGACCGTCACCACCTACGTACACCCAGCGGACGGTGCCGACGTCCCAGCCATCAGCGTCTCCCTACCGGCGGCGTGGACCGTGTTTCCCAGCGGCACCGCACTGGCCAATGTCATCGATACCGATCCGACGACCGGGATCCAGAACGCGACCGGCACGCCGTCACACAGCGACAAGGCAGTGATCACGTTCGCACCGATGGGGCCCGGCAACATCACCTTCGATCTGTACTCGTTTTATGTGACTACCGGTGTCACCGGCAGGGCGATCGTTTACAAGCCCGACGGCACCACTCAGGTCTACCCGGCCTCTGGCGGGGACGACTGGACGCCCACGACGACGGAGGCCCCGCATACGGTCACGCTCGACTCGACCGCACTGGCCGCACTGTCCACGGTTGACCGCCGCGCGCTCGTCGTGAAGATCAGCGCGCAATGACCTACAAGGTCACCCGTGTCGTCGGCAGGACGACCACGCGCAGCTTCAAGGTCACGCATATCGTCGGCCGGGCGACCAGTAGTCGCAGCTTCCGGGTCACTCACATCGTCGGTCGGGCAACGCAGCCGCCGGTGGCGGGGGGGACATTCAAGGTCACCCACGTCGTCGGCCGCGCGCGCGTTAGCAGCGCGCCCACCGGCTCCCTGGTCGAACCTTTTCAGGCGGTCCAGTTGCCTGATGGAGTGTGGTCGCAAATCAGCGGCCCAGCCGTGTTTATCAACTCGGTCAACCAGTTCATCGCGCCGGGCGCCCCTGATGGCGCGGACCTCCTGTTCCAAGCGAGCGGTGCTAGTGCCACGTACCACGTCAACCCGCATACCGTGTTCCGCATTACGTCGTCGGCAATGGATCCCTTGTTCGCATCCACGCACCCTGAGCAACGACCGGTGGTGACCTAGTCATGCCCCTCAATATCGGGTACATCGAGCTTGGTGGTGGCGGTGTCGTCGCCCGTGTGTACTACGACGCCACCTTCACCCCGGTTGGCGATGACCAGCCGTTGATCAACGGGCCACGTGGGTTCTGCCTCGACCTGACAAACGTGTCTGGTGCGAACGCGAAGGTGACTGTATTCGGACTGACAGGCAACCCGCAGGTCATCACCATCGGGCAGGGCGACCCTGTCACCGGCGGACCCGTGGCAGGCCGGTCAAGGACAGCCGCGCAGTTGGCTGCGTTCGGGTTCACCACCAGGGGCAATGCCGGTCAGATTTCGATCGAGTAAGCGATGGCAAAGTGGATCAACCATGTCGCCATCGCTACACCACGAAACGGGACGACGACACATACTGTTAGCCCCAATAGCGGGACGGTGTCGTCTGGCACCCTATTTTCCCCCACTGCGGGGAACCTGCTCGTCTGCCTAGCGGAGGGTGGGGTGACGTCCACCACGCCAGCAGGGTGGACGCTTCCAACTGGTGGATCGGCTGTTAACAGTTCAGGCTTG